AGGGTTCACGGACAAAACTCACCAGTGAGGTCCAGAGCCCCTGACCGGCAGGTTGCTGCAGCGCCTTCTCTTTTCTCCGGAAAGGGTTCCACATCAGCGATTCCCCGCATTATTTTTCTTTTTTCCGCCACCAGCGCGTCTGATACCGGTGTACTCAGCCTTGCCCAGCAGCACCAGTACCCTTGCGCACTGGTCGTTCACGGTTTTTTCATCGCCGGGGTTAGAGTCGTGCGTGCTCTGGAGATATCGGATTTTTGCCATGCAAAATGGCGGGGTCTCCCCCGCCCTCCTGAGTTGGTTAGCTGGTCTGGGTTGTGCCGTAGTTAACGCCGGAAATCACGGCGACGGCAGCGGTACGGCGACGTTTCCAGTTGATCCAGCGCTCAGCGCGAATAGCCACGCTGTTGGTCTGGAACATGGAAACCAGCTCTGTGCCTGTGCCGTTTACGCTGTCCCCGGTAGGATCGCTCTGCATTTCGAGTGACGCTTCGCGGGACATATCCACGGCAACCCCGCCGTCGTCAGCCAGATAGATATCCGGCGCGTTAACCAGCACCAGTTGGCTGCCGACATACTGGGAGACGATAACCGGCAGCCCCTGGAAGGTACCGCCCAGCAGCGTCATTTCCGGATACTCTTTCTGACCCAGCGCGTTTTTACGCATGGAAAGCGCCAGCGCGGTGGTGCTGGACATCAGCCAGACTGCACCGTTCGGCTGCAGGTTAGCCGCGACAAACACGCCGAATGCCGCCGCTGCGTCGTCGTCCGGATTACCGGTGGACGGTATAGCGGTAATGCCATTGGTAACGGAAGCCGGCGAGACGTTGGCAACTTCGGCTTTGGACGGGCTGATAAAGTCCGTATCAAGGCGGGCAATGACCGCCTCCGCCAGCGCATTACGCACCAGCGCGTCAGCTGCCGGGTTGGAGAAGCGGATCAGTTCGTCAGTAAGCACGGCAATCGCAGCAACTTTAGCAAAGCTGAAGGTGATGGACTCGAAGTCGAACTTCGTCAGCGGCTTCGCCTTGCCCTGCCCTACCCAGTTCGCTGAACCGCCGGAGGTCTGCGCCGGGATGCGGATATTAAATGGTACCTGGCGCAGCGCCGGAATATTACCCTGCCCGAAGCGGCCGATAATGGTCTGCGGTCGCAGAAACTCCACGAAATCCTGCGCGTATTCCTGGTATTCAACCAGCGCGCCAGCCCACTTCGGATCGGTGGTGGTGCCTGCGCCGACGGCCGCCTTCAGGACATGATGTAGTTTCGCATCGTCCGGATACTGCTTACGGGCGATTTCGAGTGCTTCAGAACGGCTGCCGTTTGCGGCGGCCAGCGCCTTGGCGAAGCGGGCAAAGGCGATACCTTTTTCCAGCTTCTGCTCTACGCGGATGATGCCCGGCGCGCCGGTTGCCACTACGGTTACGTCACCACCAGCGGCTTTGCTTACCGGTTTGGCAGTCGCAGCGAGGTTACTTTCCATGTCGCGCAGACGCTTCAGGTGCGCATCCACGGATTTGATTTCGGCTGAGGTGTTGTCGTAGCTCTCCTCTTCTTCCATATCAAGCGTACGCCCGGCTTCAGCGGCTTTCGCCATGATGTCGGAGAGAGACGCCGCCAGCGCCGAACGCTTCGCTTCAAAGCTTTTGATTTGTTCTGCGATATTCATCGAACTGTTTCCTTTATTGGTATTGGTTTGGGTTGCTGTAGCGCCAGCGGACTGTGTTGCTTTAACCACCGGTTTCTCATTGCCTGCCGCGGCGAGTAACTGGCGATCGAAGGATTTGACGGTGTTAATAGAGCATTCGGCATTTGCCGGGATGGTCACCGCCGAGACTTCAAGTAGATCCCAGGACAGAAAGCGGATACCACCCTCGTCCAGGAAGGAATACTCAATGGGCCGGAAGCCGATGGAGAGCCCCCGTACCAGCCCCGCTTTGATGGATGCCCAGGCCTCATCAAGGCGGGCGACCAGCTGGGAGGGCATATCCGGGGTGGGTTTGACCAGCCTGGCGGTTATTTCCAGCCCGCCCTTCACCATTTTCGGGGTGCAGGTGCCGATAGGCTGCGATCGGTCGTGCTGCCAGAGAAACGGCGTATCACTGCGGAATTTCGCGCCCTCCGGCTCCATGATGTCACCGTCACGATCGGGCGATGGTGTGGAGGCGATGCCGGTAATGATCCGCTCGTCCTCGTTCACCGCTTTTACCGTCATGAGGGTGCATGCGCGCTTAAGCGTCATTTAGCTGCCTCCTGAAACGAAAAAACCCGCCGGAGCGGGTCGTTAACTGACGTAACTGTCATATGAAATGTACCTGGTAGTCCTGATTCTTCGCTTCAGGGTTAAGCGCCATAAGCGAAACGGCGTTAAACAGCGCCATCAGCGGGTCAATCTTGCCCTTACCGCTGGCCTGCTTGGTAATAAGGATGGCGTTACCTTTCGGCTCCACCCGGGCGTTACCCACACACCAGGCCATCACTGGCTGGCCGCCATGAACCAGCACACCTTCAGCCAGTTTGCGCTCAGTGGTTTTGATCGCACCACCCAGTCGCCAGCCCTGGCTGATACCCACCACCGCATCAGCAGGAATTTCTGCCTCAATCAGCGCATCAAGGATTTGCCCGACACCTGACGGGTCAATGCCGATCTTGTCGAGTAACTCTGCTGTGTGGATCCGGCTGACGTATTCCGCCACCTCTTCGGTATCCTGCCCGACGCGCTTAACGATGGTCAGATCCCCCGCTTTCACGAAGTCGGTAAACCTGGACTCCTCGCTTTTGCGTCGCCTGATGGCTATTTCATGCGCCCAGGCGTGGCACCAGCAGAGCCACTCCCGGGTTTCAGCATCCCGCCCCACAGCGGCGAAGCCCAGAAGGTCATCGAGGCCGCCGCCATCTATCCCGACAGTGATCACTTCGGCACGGCGCAGCAAATCCTCAAAGCTGACATGCTGCGCCTGCTGTTCCCAGAAATCTACACCAGCCCAGCGGTCGCTGCGCAGGCTCAGGCCAATCTCAATATTGAGGTGCTTCGCCAGGAACTGCTGTAGCGTGCCGTCCGTTTTCGCCTGGTTCTTGCGCAGATTGTCAGCTATCCATTCCGCGCTGACTGAGCGCCCGATGTTCGGGTTGGTGATGTAGAAGTTTTCAGGTGAAAGGTAAGCCCGGCTTTCCACCATGGGCTCCGGGAATTCGTAAAGAATGCCCAGTGTTTTAAGGTCATCAATTTTGCCGTCGCGGACAGCGCGCCAGTAATCAAGGCGTTCTTTGAACACGCCCGCCGGTGGCTCATCGCTCTGCGTGGTGAGATAGATTACCCACCCTTCATTACGCGACACCTGACCGCCCAGTGCTTCCATAAACATCGCCTCGGCATTGGCGCGCTTACCAAACAGCCAGAGCTCATCCACCAGAATCCGTCCGGACTTTTTACCGGATACGGTATCCGTGTCAGCGGCCACCACTTTCAGTGTATTTCGCGTCACCCGGTGCGTAATAGTGCGGATATGGTCCTGAATCTGGAACATATCGGACAGCTCGTCGTCGGCGCGTATCATACCGGCTGCGGGTTTAAAGCTGTTATCGGCCACCTCTTTGGTGGGTGCAAGAATCAGATGTTCTTCATCTTCCCGCCAGCAGAGGATCAACGCGGTCAGCATAATACCCGCCGCGATGGTCGATTTTGTGTTTTTCTTTGATATCAGCAGACCGTATTCCCGGATCAACTGATTGCCCGTGTCGGCCTCATATCCGCCGAAAATGGCTTTCACGAAGTCGAACACCCATTCTTCAGAGCATTCACCGAAGGTAGGCTTACCCGGCAGGTCAGAAACCCGCAGTTCACGGAATATACCCAGCGCCTGTTCCGCCTGATCGAGAAATATTGGTGGCGGAATTATGGACTCGCCGGCAACCAGGCGCGCTTCCCAGTCGGTACAGGCTGTGGACCATTGCGCCATAAATTACCCCTTGTTATTCACGACCAGCTTCGGCGGCGCCATGGCGCCGAACTTGCTGGCACCGGAAGCAGCTTTTGCCGCGGCGTTACGCGCCTCTTTTTTCCCTGTTTCACCCTTTTTGGGGTGAATATAGGGAAGCATGGCCTTCGCCGCATCCTTTCTGACGTCAATTTCTTCGCCTGCATCGTTCATCACAGCCATAAGAAATTTAAGCGGATCATCGAAGGAACCCGCGACCGACTGCGCAACTGGCGGTGTCGCTGACTCATTATTTTTATCAGGACTGTTTACTGCTGGGGTGTAAACATTTCGACGATAGCCCGGCTCGTCGTCGGTCTCGATCACTTCCTTTTTTTTACGCTCAATAAACGCGATGACCTCCGGGTCTTTTGCAAGCTGCGAACCCTTTGACCGTGCGGACTTCTCAGAATATCCCGCCCTTATTGCCGCATCTTTTTGAGACCTTCCGGACATCAGCGCGACGGCAAACTTTCGCTTCTGCGCTGTTAACATGTTTACACCCTCCAGAGGGGAATTTTTTCTGTGCGTGAGAGGGGGGGCGGTGTCCGGCACGGTCGATGTTTACCCCCGGCCCTACCCCCCCCGGTTGATGAGAATCCTTATCATCCTGCTTAGATGGCCACAAAATCAGTCCCCTGCTCGTCATCCGGCACGTCATGCCGCAGCGCTTCGTCATCAGGCTGCCCGGTTGCCGCTTCACGCGCCGACTTTCCGGTGTGACATTCGATGCAGAGCGTCCAGAGGTTGCGTTCAGAGTTATCGCCACCAAACTGCAGCGCGATACGGTGATCCAGCTCGCTTTCATGCAGGTCAACGGCACGGTGACATAAGCAGCAATGCGCACCATCCCGAACCCAGATGCGCCGCTTAAGACCGACACGGGCGCTGCCGCTGATACGCCGCTGCTCACCGTAAACAGGTTTGATACGGCGCGTATCGATAACTTTCAGGCGTGGCTTCAGGGTGGTCAGCTTAGCCATATAACCTCCATGCGCGCCGGCGTTCGCGACGCGGCTGTCTGTCGCAGTGCTTCTCAACCGGCAGCCCGTCAGCATGATCCACCAGCGAGTTGCATGGATAAATCACTGTGCCGCCGCAGGCATCACCCACTGCGTAATCAGCAGGCTTGCTGGCATCCCAGCGCTTCAGCATCTTCGGGATAAGCTTCTGCGGTACGCTGTAACACACAGCGTGCATCAGGCGCTGCATGGTGATGTGATCGGCCCTTTCCCGATCAGCGGCGATAAGCTTCGTGGCTATCTCAAGCTGATACTGCGGCGGGCGGCCGGTACCGAGATAGAAACTGATGAGCGAATCAGGGAAGCGGTTAAGCCAGTCAGCTACCTTTCCAGTGAATGCATGCACCGGCAGCGCGTCGTCTTCCAGCACAACCACCCGGCAAGATTGTTCAGCGGCCCATTCGATAGCGCGCCGGTGATTCCAGTTCGCACCATGATTCCCCTCATCAATAAGGAGGTATGCACCAAGTTCGCCAGCCAGCAATGCAGCTGAGGCAAACCGGGAATGGTGACCAACCACAACAAACTTCATTTGTGTTTCCACCATGCGGCCTCCTTACCAATACCATCAGTTTTGAAAACGGTATGTACCTGAGGGCCAGTGATCAGCCTGTCAGCGAATGACTGCGCGACAATGCCGAACGCCAGCATGTCACCCACTGCGGCGCCAGCCTGTTCTTTCTTCCAGAAACGATAACTCTCGATCCGGTAGTAAAGACGGATGATGCCGTGAACGAACGCCATTACATCAGCGCGAGTGCCACCCAGCAGACCAGCGTTAAGCATCACATCGTTGCGGTGCGCTTCAATGAATTCCTGATAGATACACTCGGGATGATTCTGCTTTGCCCAGGCGTCGGCGTAGGTCTTCGGTTCAGAGCCGACATATACCTTGCCGGGCTGCATTTCCTCCCACGGCGCGCGAAGCATTTCGACATCGGTACCATCGGTACACCAGACGAACCGGTATTCAGGGTGATCGCGCAGGTGCTGCCAGATATGCAGCCAGCGCCGGAAATAGACATTCATCTGCACGTCAGGGACGCGGTACAGATCAACGTCAGCCGGGGCCGCTTGCAGTTCATCCACCAGCGCAACACGGACACACTGCTGAAGTGAAGCAGCCCACCCGGCCAGCATGTCAGGTGAGGCTGCCATTTTCGTACCGCGCTGCGGGTCAGGCTGGCTGGTCAGTAGCGTAGTGATAACCACGTCGCACTGGCGTCGGTACTCAACGTAACCGGTAAATCCGGCATCACGCCGTTCGTTGTGGATTTTTACGTTCCGTTCCACCAGCGCCTGCCGGTCTGGTTTCGGTACCGAACGCTCCACGGCCTCATGCTCATCAAGAGAATGAATCAGCTTTTCTGAACTGACTACATCAGCGTAAGCCCACGTAGTCATTCCGGCGTTATGAATCCGCAGGGCAAGGTCGCTGTGTTCGTACATGCCGCGACCATAAACCGGATCGAATCCGCCCACCTTCTCAATGGCACTGCGGTGGTAATACAGCATCACACCGCGCTGACCGGTGTACGCCACATGCCGATCGTCACGGTAAAGCACCGAAAGGTCATTCAGCTTATTGCGGCCAGCCAGATCGAGGAACTGGTAAGCCAGGTGTGGCTCGGGTGATTCGATGTAGGGAAGATGCCAGTTATCGGCGATAGGCCAGGCATCATCATCCCAAAGAAAAAGATGCTCGCACCTGGCATCCATCAGGGCTGCCAGGCTGGCGTTCTTCGAAGCAACAATGCCGAGTGATGTTTCATGGTGAAGCAGTTGCACGTCATCGGACACTACCGCTGCAGGTTTTGAACCATCATCGATAACGACCACCAGCGCACCGGCGGGCAGATGCTTTTTATGTTGCTCTATGGCTTTCTTCAAAACATCAGGGCGGTTATGGGTGGTGATGGCGATACCGATGCGGGATTGCTGGTGGCTGGCGGGCACATACTGAACACCGTCAATGGTGACCTGCATGATTTACCCCCTTACCTGCCGCCATTTAAAGAACCGCCCGGTTTCAGCGCGTTGCGGATGGTATCATACAGAGCCTGATCGATACCCCGCTGAAGCCTGCCTGCATCTGATTCCCGTTCAGCAGACAGCGCATTTAACTGAGCCACCAGCGACCGGAACACTTCACTGTTACGCACCGCATCAATAACGGCTTCACGCATATCATCAGATAGACGGTATTTAGTATCACTGCTGCCAACAGCATGCTTTGCAGAAATTACGTTAGGGCCTGGGAAGCCGCCAAACGGAAGAGGAGCACCCTGAAACCTATAGGCGGCATTCTTAAATGACACTGGATTATGCTCGTCACCTGCTTTCATCAGGCGGTCGTCTGACTTGCCTGCGAGTTGCCCGGACACGATTACGGTGCCTATTTTGACGTTGTAAATGGCGCAGCCCTGAATATAAGCATCGTTGATGAAGTTCTGGCCTACCCGTTCAGCGTCCACCTGTAATGAATCAGGCTCACCAGCAATATGCGCCTCTCCTGATTTATTCAGGTGCCAGCCCGT